TCACATTGAGTTCTGATTCTACATCGGTATTTCCAGTGACGATGACATTCGATCGCACAAACACGTTCCCATCGACGGTAAGTTCGGATTGTACATTCGTATTCCCAGTGATGATGGCGTTTGAAGCAATGAAGACATTACCACTCACATTCAATTCCGAGGAAATGTCGGTATTTCCGGTAATCACGGCGTTGGACGCCACAAAGACATTCCCACTCACATTCAATTCGGACGAAATATCAGTGTTACCACTCACGACGACGTTCGACGCCACGAACACATTCCCATCGACGTTGAGTTCTGATTGAATGTCGGTATTCCCAGTAATCACGGCGTTTGATTCAATAAAAACATTGCCAGTGACATTGAGTTCTGAAGATATGTCAGTATTTCCCGTGATAATCACATTAGAGCCCACAAAGACGTTTCCAGTAACATTGAGTTCGGAAGAGATGTCTGTATTTCCAGAGACAACGACATTCGAAGCGACAAACACGTTACCAGTGACGTTCAATTCCGATTGAACATCCGTGTTTCCTGTGACGATCACATTGGATCGAGCAAAGACGTTTCCATCAACGTTGAGTTCAGACTGAACATCTGTATTCCCAGTAATAATAGCGTTAGAACTCACGAAAACATTGCCGGTGACATTCAGTTCCGATGAAATGTCTGTATTACCAGCGATGAATACGTTTCCTTCGACATTGAGTTCCGACTGCACGTCTGTGTTTCCGGTGACGATGACGTTAGAGCCCACAAACACGTTGCCAGTGACATTGAGTTCTGATTCTACGTCTGTATTTCCAGTCACAATCACATTGGACGCCACGAATACATTACCAGACACATTCAATTCTGAAGAGATGTCGGTATTACCGGACACAAACACATTTCCATCGACATTGAGTTCTGACTGCACGTCGGTATTACCACTGACAATCACGTTAGATGCCACGAACACGTTACCCGTGACATTGAGTTCGGATTGAATGTCGGTATTACCACTCACGACGACATTCGAAGACACGAATGCATTGCCAGTGACATTGAGGTCGTAGCCGACGTCGATGTTAGCTGTCGCGGTGATATTATTCGAGCTCACGATGTTTTGAACAACCGTGAAATCGGTCGTAAACGTCACATTACCATCGACCGTGAGATCGCCACTCACGTAGGCATTCCCCGTCACACCGAGCACGTTGGACGTACCACTATCCTGCACATACAAATTCGATCCAACGTCGAGTGTGTGCGTCGGGATATCTTGAAGAATACCAAATTTCGATGCATCGTAGATTGCGATGGCATTCGTTTCATCGTACGTCGTGAGAGAAAACACCGTATTAATGTAGGTTATCGTGTAATTACTAATCACAAACCCAAACCCAAAGTTATCATTAATCTCGATGAGACTGCCTCTGATGACTTCTTCGGCGATCGTGATTGGTCCTGGACTCGTATCATCGACAACCGCGACCTGCGTTCCATTAACGGTTACTTCGAGTTCATTCCCAAAACCGAGCTGTGTGGATTGGATCGTCATATTTAACGTCCCAGTTACAGGTGCCGTGACACTGACGTTGGATGCGTTATACGTAATGGTCTTCAGGGGTGTCTCTGATTCATTGAAATGCCAACGACCAATGTGCGTGCTCCCTGTTGTATACGTATTCCCGTAAAATTTCGCCTTTAGGGGATTTGATGGATTAAACGTGATCGTCTGCTGCGTAGCGTCGCTCGCTGTATACCCAAACGAAAGTTCATCGCTACTTTCTTTAAAAATGACACCCACATTACTCCCCACCACCGTCCGGGTCATCATGACACCGATGTCATTGATCCCGGGGTTATTACGCGCGAGTTCTATGATTGGATCCTTAATAGTAAGATTCTGTGTGTTAATCGTCGAAGTATTTCCTTCGATATAAAGTTCACCTCCAATCCACACGTCACCACCTTCATTAATGTAAAAATTATTACCAACGTCGAGTAAGTGAATGGGATTCGCATTACCTATCCCTACATTTGACAAGGTGACGAGACCCGTAAATGTATTATTAAACACAGCTGTATTAGTCGTCACGTTACCCGTGATGAGTACATCCTCTAAACTTACACGAGACCCTGGACCAATATCTACGATTTCCTTGGTTACAAAATTATATACAATTGTGTTCGATGTCGCACGCTGGTCGAAATCATACCGTAGTGGTGCTACGTAGAACGAATTCGCCGTGAGACTCGGAAAAACATCCGGAGTTGCATTGAGCACGATCGTATTTTCAGGTTGATAATCAGACGTATTCTTACCGAGCCTGATCTTCTCTGAACGATCGATGGTACTCAAGTTCTTCACCATTTATATAATCTCGTATTTTAATTGGCGTAGATGAGACCGGCCATACCATTATTTATTCTGAGTATGTTATAATTTACCGCGTAAATTGGGTCGTTTATTGGTAAGGTTTCACTATGTATCATTGCTGAATCTAAACGACTGAAATTGAGCGTTCCTGTGGGCTGTAGAAGACTCGTCGTGAGACAAAAGCAATGTAAGAAGATGTCGGGCGACGTCACGTAATTCGTGTGGTAAAATGAAGAAACATCGATGTAATGTGGCCTTGCCCATTTATACACACCGATATCCGTACCGTTAATGCTTATTTTCACTTTATTAGTTGCGGATGTCAACGCACTCGTATAACTGGTATTCGAGCACGCGATGTACTTTACCGGATGATTGAAACTCAACTCATGAATGAGTTCACCCGAAGGGATGTTCTTTTGAACCTGGTGAATGAGAATATTATGGCTTCGAGAGGCCATGCTTGCGCGTTCTTGATTATCTAAATAATAGTAATTCGCAAACGCTTCCCAATTGTATAACTTAGCGTCAGGTCCCCATCGAATACGCACTTCGACATTGTGATACTGCAACGCACACAAAGGGATCGCACTTTGTGGATTTTCACAAAAGAAGAACCGTAATGGGTAAAAATACGATCGTGAGCTCAAACCCGGGTGTGGACCGTTTGAGGATTTTGACACATTATTCGCAAACGTGTCTATCGCAATCTTTTCACAAAAGATTGAATCTTGTGTATCTATGACGTGACCTCCAATCAAAAACTCAACACTCTCAATGAGGGTTGTCCAGTTCAATGAATCAAGTGCTTCTGAATGGTCGTCAATCGTAAGATACACATAGCCTAAAAGATCACCCGTTTTTTCGAAACGGATGGTCGACATAGAGTTACTATTCACAGCTCCCTGTATGGTTTGTTGCTCGAGAGATTGTGAAAAGTTGGAGTGCCTCTTAAAAGAAGAATTAAAAAACGAGACCTCCGGTTCGCCCATAATATGTTCATCTTGTGCGCCAATCGCGATGAGTTGAACGATACCCGAAGACATTTATATTACCTAAATGTTATTTTTACCTAAAAGCTCCGCATATTTGGTTTCCTGCAAACAAAACGAATAATCAAGAAGTTATCACCCGTGGCACCATCCTCGATAGTATCACCGTTTTGATCACGAATCGTCACTGTGAGTCGATCGATCGTGTTGATAGGATCGATGTATTGTGTAATGACTGGGTAGTGATCTCTGAACACAATTAAATCATTCGTCCCGGAGTGAACGTTTGATTTACTAATCAACGATGCGAATGAGTTTCTGAGAACAGACAACGCCGGTTGCGTTGCGACAGACTGTGGTGGATCTTTCGATGCTCGATCCGTGAAAATAGAGTCGAGTTCTGAAATCGAGACGTAACAATGTTCCGTCGCGTCCGTCGTATGAATATGTGCACCAAGAAGTCTCGCTTGCACAACATTACGAAGTGGTGTGTTCAGGTACACTGTGAAAGTGTTCGCACTGTCCTGTCCAACACTATCGAGAGTGATCGTGTGAAATTCATAATCAATATCCGGAATACTTTGGGACGGCGCCGTGATAAGTGCCATTTTTACTATTATATACCTAGATTAAAACACCACCAATTCCATCACCAATTTCATAATCACCGTGGTCGCGGACGACCTGTTGCATACCGCATACACCACCCGGAGTTAACGATCGGCTATAGTAGCCCGCTGTCTTCTGGGGACCGGCGTCGCATTCGAGCTTGTGCTCGAGATCAAAGATAGACTTTTCCGACTTTGGCTTAATCACGATAGGCCTGGCCTGGTAACCACTTCGGCGAGACTTCAGGAGGGTCAACAAGTAAATAGCACCAATGATTGCCAACACGCCCATGATGGCACCACGATCGGCTTTATTGAGATTGAGCTTGAACATTTATAGTTCACTGACATTTTTTTATAAAGTGCGTTAAAGATTTTTGAATACTTTCAAGTTAAAGGGTAGATGGACGAAGAGATTGTTATCGACCGAGGAAATGCGACAGTCATGAAGCTTGACGCAGATGAACAGGCGCTCATGGACGAAATCCACATTAGCGCTCCCAAGATGCACATGCCGAAGCGCCCGGTATCCAACCAACCCCGAAGACCTCAACAACCGAGGAGTGCTCCACAGGAAGAGATCGATGCATTCGCCAACCCGAACAAGCAAGCCCCACCACCAAAGTCTGAAAATGAAGAAGTTGATTACGGTGAAGATGAACCCGTGTTCTATGATGACGATGAACCGGGTATGTATGAACAGGAACAGGAACAAGAACGACCGGCAAACGGTTTCACATCGGTCGACGAAGAAAAGGCGGACATTTTAAATAAGCTCGCCAGACTCGAAAAGAAGGGCTTCAACGTGAACAAGCGCCTGAATGCGTACTCGTCGATTGACGAACTGCGCACCGAAGTGAAACGTGTCACCTATAGTATTGAAGTTGAACAGTCTGTTAAGTTCAGTAAGCGTATGTTAATCGCGTGTGTGACTGGTCTTGAATTCTTGAATAAACGTTACAATCCGTTTGAATTGTATTTAGACGGATGGAGTGAGTCTGTCATGGAAAACCAGGACGATTACGACAATGTCTTTGAAGAGCTGTACGTAAAGTACAGAAGCAAGGTCAATGTTGCACCAGAAGTCAAGCTCATCATGATGTTGGGTGGATCTGCTATGATGTTCCACTTGACGTCTTCGATGATGAAGGCGGCGCTTCCAAACATGAATGACGTGCTCAAGCAAAACCCAGACCTCATGAAGAACATGGTCCAGGCGGTTCAATCAACTGCCCAGCAACGAAACGACCAGACTCCGTCAGATGAAGGTCAATATGAAATGCAGGGTCCGGGTCTCGACATTTCTAAGTTGATGGGTGGTATCATGATGCCCCCACCACCACCGATGAATACGTCTCCGATGGTGACGACGCGCCAACCTGAACCTACATTTGACGATGACGATGTCTCTGATATTGTTTCTATTTCAGGCGATTCTACGGGGGGTGAAGTGAAAGAAGTGAGTGTGTCCACGACGACAAAACCCAAGAGGACCAGAAGAAAGAAGAAAACTGAAATTAATCTGTGAGTATATCATAGATGATAGGATACTGTCCCATCGAGGAAGATCCACCTGCGGTTCATCAGGTCGAGGTCATGCGACCGAGATCACAAAGAGAACCTTCAGGGCCCGAAGAGACCGAATGTAATTATTTAGTTTTAGCCTTTATCTTGGGTGTTGTCGTGTTAGCCGCGACTGATAACGCGTAAATCGTACTTAGTTCCATGTATGGAATTTGTTTAATTTGCAAATAGAATTCCAGCCATACCTTTATCGACGCGTAAGATATTATAGTTCATCGCGTATACACTTATTTCCTCAGTCTCGGAGCGCTCGTATCCTTTTTGTGCATTTCGAAGGATTAGCTTTGCGTTATCGAGACGACTGAAATTACACGTCCCAGTCGGTTTATATTCAGACGCATTCATACAGAAGTGATAGGCGTAATATCTCGTATAAAACGGACACTCCTGATCTTCGTCGTATTGAATGATACCGTATTTCGTATGATTATAGTTTTGAATCACGTGGAAATACTGTGGAGACATGCTTTCGAGAAGGGGTGTTCCATTCATTTGAATATCCGCGGTTGAAAATGTAAACCTATCGGCTTCGACAACGGCTGATTTCGTCGTGTATCCAAAAAAGAGAGACTTAACGGGATGATTAAACTGTGAGATGTCAATGTCATTGTATCCACCGTTATTCGTGTTATCTGAATCTGCCTTGGCTTGCGCCGCTGTATAAATGCTAAATAAAGCATTCACATTACTCTGTTGCGCATCAACAGCTGGTTGATCGACGGGATTTCCAGACAGGAGTGAATTCAAAATCGTATTCGCCGAGTTATATTCGTTTCTAGCGATAACTGCCTTGTCGTTATAATACTCCGTGTCATTGCACACGATCTGTCTTTTGATATTTTGGACTTGCGTCACGATGATATCCATTCGCTTTTCTGTGAATCGCTTTCTTTC